GGATGAGCATAACCCGCAGATACAGTTCCAGTTGTGGATCACAGGTCGCCAGCGGTGCCATTTCGTCTCGTATGACCCAAGGGTGCTAGATGATCGCCTGCGCTTGTTCACGGCGATTGTAGAGCGTGACGAGGACTATATCGCCAAGTTAGACGCGGCAGTTCGTGACTTGTTACAGGCGGTTGATGATGAAATCGGCAAGATAATGGAGAAGGCAGATGGCTCATGAATTCCTGAATACAGTGCTACTGGTGCTGATAATTCTGTCTTTACATGACATCAAGCAAAAGCTATAAATGAGTTGTCGGCTAGGCGTGAGACCCGAGTCGATGATGTGACCGATACGCTGGCTAGAGGCATCAAGCCTGCGCACTGTTTTGATGGTCGTTGCTCCCGCCAGCGTATCCGGCGACCACCAGAGTCTCACCAGTGCCCAGGTCTTGATGCCTTTTTGTTTGGGAGCTTTGTCTTGTACTACTACCAGCACCACATAGGCGACTTCAAAAGCGCAACAGCGCATCTTGATGACCATCAGATAGCAACCTATCTGCGCATGATCTGGACTTGCTACGACACCGAAAAACCGCTCACTGGCGACCTTGACGATATTGCGTTCGCAATGCGTTCGGATGAAAAAACAGTGCGTTTGCTGTTGCGCCATTTCTTCGTTGAGACACCTGATGGATGGGTCAATCAGCGATGCAAAAGTGAGATTGAGCAGTATCACGCAAAGAGCGAGAAAGCCAAGTCAAGTGCGAACGCACGATGGAAGAATGCAAACGCTATGCGAACGCATACCGAACGCAATGCGAACGAACCTGTTTTCGATGCTAACCAAGAACCAAGAACCGATAACCAAATAATTATTACGTCATCGGCAGAGCCGACGGGATGCAGCCTGTCAGAGGTGGTTGATGTCTATCATGAGGTTTTGACCGGGCTTCCACGTGTTCGCATGTTGGACAAGAAGCGACAGACGGCACTGAAATCCAGACAGCGCGAATACCCGAAGTCTAGAGATTTGGACTGGTGGAGAGCATTCTTTGAGTTGGCGGGTGAGTCTAGGTTCCTGATGGGTGAGTCAGGATCATGGAAAGCCGACTACGATTTTCTGACCAGCCCAAAAGGTTTCAAGGGCGTGATTGAAGGCAAATACCAATGAGCGTCATACGAGAGGCTGAGGCAGCACTTTGCGCTGTACTCATGTTGAACCCAGAACAGATTGATGAAGCACTGGCTATCGTTCAGCCTGATGACTTCCTGACCGTTGAGAATCGAAAGGTCTTTGAGGCCATCGTTGCGCTAGATGCTGATCAACACGCAGTTGATGTCATGTCTGTGGCTGACAAGACTGGCGACCTTGCCTATGTCGGCGGATTGATTGCCAATGCCCCATACGGATCTGCTGAGTCTTTTGCCAGAATCGTCTCCGAGAACGCGCACCTTCGCAACCTCCAACAGGCATGGCATGAGGCAGGCAGAATCATCAACAACGCCGAGATGCCCATTGCTGAGCGTGTTGATCAAGCAGCCGACCTGTTGTCGTCAATGTCTAAGGCTGACAAGCTGGAATCAAAGACTTCAAGCGGCAAAGAGCTATTTCAGGACTGGTACAACGAACTAAACCGCCTGTTCCAGTACGGCGAAAGCATCACCGGTATTCACTCTGGATTCCCTGATCTAGATCGGTCAACCAAGGGCTGGCATGGCGGCGAGATGATCGTCATTGCCGCTCGACCAGGTATGGGCAAGACCAACTTCGCTATCAATATTGCTTGGTCTGCCATCAAGCAAGACAAGTGCGTCCTGTACTTTTCGCTTGAGATGAGCAAGACGGAACTTCTCCACCGGTTTGCGGCTCAGGCCGAGACGATCAACTACGAGGATGTGCAGACTGCTCGCATTGGTGACGCAGATGTCGGTCATCGAATCACAAACTTTGCCTCATACGGCATAGGAACGCGCCTACACATCAATGACATGGCAGGCCATACCATGGCAAGCATCAGAGCAGAATCGAAGCGCCTAGCGCGTCGCAAGGGCTTAGACATGGTGATTATTGACCACATCGGTCTAGTTTCTGGAAAGGGTGAGCAATATCAGAAGATGACTGAGATCAGCCGTCAGGTAAAGCTGCTTGCCAAAGAGCTGAATGTTCCCGTTATGGCGCTTACTCAGTTGAACCGAGCGGTAGAGCAAAGAACCGACCCAAGACCAAAGATGAGCGACCTTCGTGATTCAGGTGCTATTGAGCAGGACGCAGACGCAGTGTTGTTCCCGTTCCGAGAGACAGATCCCGAGGTTCCTCCCGAGAAGGCGGCTATTGGGCAGTTGATCATCGCCAAGCTGCGTCACGGCCATACAGGAATCATCCCGCTGATCGTGCAGTTCCAGTATTGTCGCTTCCTCAGCGCCGATACCGAAAACCTTCCGCAAAACTGGAAGATGACATACAGCGAGATCAAGGCCGGGCAATCAGCCAAGTCTGCAAGCGAAAGGAGGAATAACTTATGAGCTGGAACCGAATCGGAAGCATCCTGGCTGCATACCGAAAGCGCGAAGCAAGGGCGCGATCAGTTGCTGCAAGAAACCGCGAGATGAAGGCTATGTGCGCATTGCTTGGAATGGAGTACAAACCAATGGTTGACCAATGCAAGGCATCAGCGCATGATGGGTCGTTCTTCGCTGTCACTCCTGTCGCCGAACGGTGACACTTGCCCTGCTAACGCGGGGCTTTTTTTGTGCTAATATCAAGCAACCGAGAACAACCGAGAGGATTCTCACATGGAAACAATCATTCACCTTGCCGTCTATGGCGTTCTCATTTTCCTCGCAGGTATCTGCTTCTCGCTCGGCTGGCAGGTGGCGTCATGAGCGATGAAACAAAATCAAAAGTTTCAAGGCATGGCGGCGCTCGCCCTAATGCCGGTCGCAAGAAAGGCGTTCCGACTCAAGTAACGCAAGACATTCGCCAGATGATCAAGGATTCGCTTGAGGGTGTCGGTGGAATGGATTATCTGATGCGCCAAGCTGAAACAAACCCAGTCGCCTTCATGGGCTTAATCGGCAAGATTATTCCGAAAGAAGTCGAGGCGCATGTCACTGGTGAAATCAGTTGGCCGGTACCAAAGGGTAAGCTCGGTTGAGCTACGAACCCCGCGACGCATTTATGCCGCTGCATGAGCGTGACAATCGCTGGTCGGTGATTGTTGCGCATCGTCGCGCCGGAAAGACCGTGAGCTGCATCAATGATCTTCTGACGCAAGCACTCAGCACGAGCAAAGAGAATGCTCGCTATGCCTATATCGCGCCGTACTACTCGCAGGCCAAGCAGATCGCATGGGACTACCTGAAGCGCTACGGGCGCGCTGTTGCAACGAAAGTGTCTGAGTCTGAGCTATCCATTGATCTCGTCAACGGAAGCCGTATACGCCTGTTTGGAGCGGATAACGCCGATGCTTTGCGCGGCATGTACCTTGATGGCGTTGTGCTGGATGAATATGGTGACATGCGACCGTCGGTATGGGGTGAAGTTATCCGACCACTGCTGACCGACCGCAAAGGCTGGGCGGTGTTTATCGGTACGCCGAAAGGCCGAAACCACTTCTACGACATCTGGCAATCGGCTGACGAATCCTGGTTCAAGCTCAAACTCAAGGCGAGTGAGTCTGGCTTGCTCGATGCTGCTGAACTTGAAGATGCCAAGCAGACGATGACGCATGATCAGTACCAGCAAGAGTTTGAGTGCAGCTTCGAGGCTGCTGTGCTGGGCGCAATCTTTGCCAACGAGCTACAAGTTGCGCGTGATGAGAACCGAATCGGAAAAGTGCCATACGAGCCACTGATTCCGGTGAACACGGCATGGGACTTGGGCGTTGCTGATGCCACGACGATCTGGTTCTGGCAGCAGGTAGGGCGCGAGGTTCGCGTCATTGATTACTACGAGGCTACTGGCGAAGGCCTGCCGCATTTCGTCAAAAAGCTGCAATCCAAGCCGTATGTGTATGGTCAGCACTTTGCGCCCCATGACATCGCCGTCCGTGAGTTTGCTACCGGCATGGCTCGCATCGATGTGGCGCGTGACCTTGGTATCAACTTCCTGACTGTTCCGCGGCAGTCGCTTGAGGACGGCGTACACGGCGCCAGACTGTTCTTGGCTCGATGCTGGTTTGACGAGGACAAGTGCCGCGAAGGTCTTGATGCTTTGGCTAACTACCGCCGCGAGTATGACGAGAAGCGAGGCGTGTTCCGCACTGCGCCTGTTCACGATTGGGCAAGTCACGCGGCTGATGCGTTTCGCTATATGTCTTTGTGTACGGTGCAGCAGAAATCAGAGCCAATACGACGCGGCCTGAAAGTGGTATGATGGCGACAAATTAAGCGAGGCGGTCATGCTTACAAAGTCTCAAATCACAGGTTTGCTTGGCGATGTTGCGCCGTTCATCCCCGTCATTGGCCCGGCATACGGTGCTTACAAGGCAGGCAGCGCGGCATTGGCTGGCGACTACCGCAAGGCTGCGGAGGAAGCGGCCAATATCATTCCCGTGGGTCGCATCGTTGGTCGCGGCATTAAGGCGCTGAGTGGCGGTCGTGGATCGGCTGAGATCGGTGGTGTGCTGAATGTTGCCAGACCAAAGACTGAAGCTGAGGCCAGAATGGAGGTGGCTCGCCGCAATGCAGCCCTTCCGGTAGATCAGGGCGGCTTGGGTCTACCCAAGAACAACACGCCTATGGATCGGGCTAGGGCAATGGGGTTTGATATTAACGATCCCCAGTATCACGGTACTCTTGCTGACATTCTAGCTTTTGACATGTCAATGCTTGGCAAGAACACCGGCGCTCGCACAACAGCACTTGGCACTTTCACAACTGACAACCCAATTCTTGCAAGCAAGTTTGCTGGTATGCAGGAGGGATCAAATGTGATGCCTTTGCTTGTAAGAAAGTCAAATAACGGCAAAGAACCAATTGAGCTTGCTAGGTCTGGTGTGTATGCGCAAAAAGACCCATTTGATTCAATGCAAGACGCCATTACTAAGTCGTCAGGAAAAGAGTCTTGGGATCAAGTAACTCAAGATGATGTTAGAAACTGGGCAGACATGGTGTCAAAAAACTTTGGCTCAATTGGCTTGCTTAAAACAGCAATGGATGGCGCTGGCACGGCACGAACACTGAAAGACCCATATCATGACTTCCGTATATTCCAAGACCCGAGCCAGTTACGCTCCCGCTTCGCCGCCTTCGACCCCATGCGCCGCAATGAAGCCGACCTCCTTGCCTTCAACGGCGGTGGTCGCGGCCTGCTGAATATGCCAAACTTCGAACAACTCTACAGCCTTTTAGGCGAGCAACAGTAATGGCAAAGAACAACGACGAGTTTGAGTGCATTGTCTCTGGGATGCTGACCGATGCTGTCAGCTACATCGACGAGGAAATCAGCCCTGCTCGCGCCAAGGCTGTTGAGTATTACCGTGGCGACCGCTTTGGCGACGAGATCGATGGCCGCAGCCAAGTCGTCAGCCGAGATGTCCACGACACGATCCAGGCTATTCTTCCCAGCATCAAGCGCGTGTTCTTCGGCGGTGAGAAGATGATCGAGGTCGCACCTCGTGGCCCGGAAGATGTGCAATCTGCTGAACAGGCCACTGAGCTGCTGAACTTCATTCTTGCCGAAGAAGAATGGGAAATGAAGTTCGCCGAGATCGCTCAAGATGCACTGCTGCATGGCGATGGCTTCGGCAAGGTCTATTTCGAGCAGGAAACCGAAGTCGAGATCGAGGAATACACCGGCCTTGATGAGATGGGCTTGGTTGCGCTCATGCAGGAAGATGGCGAGCTTGAGTACAGCCAGAACGAGGACGGCACATTCGATGCCAGAATCAAGAAGGTGGAAAAAGAGCGCGAGTATTGCGTTGACTCCATTCCGCCTGAGCAGTTCCTGATTGACCGACGCGCTACCTGCTTTGACGATGCTGAGATCGTTGCACATCGCTGCCACCTGACCGTCAATGAGCTTGTCGAGATGGGCTACAAGCGCGACGACATGCGTGGTCTTACTGGCGACAACGAACTGACGACCAATGCAGAGCTGATTGCCCGCCAGCCGTTCAACACGATCACGAACGGCGAATCGGTCAACGAGGACATGCGCCGCGTCCTGTATGTCGAGGCATACACGCACTATGACCTTGATGGCGACGGTTATGCTGAGTTGCTGAAGGTTTGCACGGGCGGCCCGGGCTATGAAGTCCTGAAGGTAGAGCCGGTTGATTGCATCCCCTTCTTCAAGCTGAGCATGTCGCCAAACCCGCACGCCTTCTTCTCTGAGGGCATGTATGACCGCCTGTATGACATTCAGCGCATCAACTCTCAGGTGATTCGCCTGTCGCTGGATTCACTCGCTCAGTCGATCTTCCCGCGCACTGGCGTCGTTGAGGGTGATGGCAACCTTGAGGATGTGCTTAACAACGAAGTCGGCGCCGTTATCCGTATGCGCACGCCGAATGGTGTTGTGCCGCTCACAACGCCGTTTGTAGGCGGAAACGCCTTTCCCATGCTCGACTATATGCGGTCAGTCGCAGAACGCCGTACGGGCATCTCTGGCGCCTCTATGGGCGTGTCTGCTGACATGCTGTCGAATGCTACTCGTGAGGCTGTTGTCGCTCAGGTGCAGGCAGGCCAAGGTCAGATTGAAATGATCTGCCGCAACTTTGCCAGCGGCCTGAAGCGCATGTAC